TTAGCTATATTTACGTTCGCCATTATTATAAATATCCCCTACTTTGATATTTTTAGTCTTTTTTTGATTTTGAATAAAGTGTTCTTTTGCTGAAGATGACATAGTAGTAGAATTAAATGCACGAGTTACAGCAGCTCTATCTTTACTATTTTCAGGGTTTATTGTTAGGTTTTTCGTAATTACTGCCATTTTGCTACCTCCATACTTTTCTGACACACCCCGTGTGGTTGTCTAGTTTGTTCGTTAACTATAATATACTACACTAAATATAAAAATGAAATAGATATGCTATAAAAATTAGCATAATTTGGTAAAGTTTAACATTATATAACACAATTTATAACGAATTAAAAAAAATAAAAAAGAGGTAGCAGACAATTAAGTCCACTACCCTTTTAAATTTGTTGCGACCGACATAAATGTCGGCCTCAAGCGCAATAATGTTGTTATATCAACGTTTTCACTCTGTCTAATTATTTATTATTTAACCGTCGCACCAGTGCCTGAACCAGCATAAATCGCTACTGGTCCTTTGACGTCTGTGTCAATTAAGTAGATATCTTTCGCCGGGTTACCTACGATATTATAAGTTAAGCCACCGTATGCTTTTGGTGTTAGTAGATGGATCTCGTTGCCAACAGTATAAGGACCTTTGACACGATATACACGCCAAGTATCAGCACTTGCTGGTAAGTATAATTTTTTAGTAGTGTTAGCCAGACTACCACCTTTACCAGTAATAGTAGCTCCTGTTCCTGGACCGGCATAGATGGCTACAGTACCTTTAACGCTTGTATTAATTAAATATACGTGTGGGGCTGGGTTACCTAGAATATCGTATGTAAGACCACCGAAAGCGGATGGTGTCAACAAATGCACCTCATTACCAGTCGTGTATGGACCATTTGCATTGTATACACGCCAAGTTTTAGCACTCGCTGGTAAATGTAATTGCTGACCAGTTGACGTTGTAGTTGCTGGATTAGCCACATACAGTTTTGATTCTGGGAAAATAAGGTTAGGATTCTCTAGTTTGTTCCATTTAACTAGATTATCAACTGTCACATCGTATTTCTTAGCAATCGCACCTAGAGTTTCGCCAGTTTGTACAGTGTGCATTTTAGCTGTAACTGACACATAACCATCATTTTGAGTTGTGTTTGTAGCTTGTTCAGAAACTTTATATCCTGCCAGTTCAGCTTTAAATTTTTTCCACTTTTGCCAATCATTCCATTGCCAGTTACCCGGGCAAAGTTTACCAGACACGTCATAATGACGAATTACACGTTCATCCGGGATGTTGTACTTAGCTTGCAATTGCTTAGTTAACCACTTAGCACGCTTGATAGTTTCAGGGTCAAACTCCCAATGCCACACGTCTTTGCCTGTTGATGTATCTTGACACATTTCAATACCGATTGAGTTGTTATTTGTAGCACCGTAACCATGATAGCCATTATAAGTACCCTTACCAGTACGGTATCCATCTCCAACATGCCATGCTGGTGTATCGTCCTCTACTACTTGTACAATGTTATTAGGGTCAACAAAGTAATGTGCCGAAGCGCCACGATACACTGATTTAAAGTAGTTAGCATTCCCCCAAGCTTGCCCTGCAGCTCCCACGAAGTGTTCAATGATCCACTGTGGGTTGTTCAAACCTTTAGTACCTTTATTAATTAAAGTTAAGGCTTTTTGAATTGCATAAGACATTAGTTAACAACTCCTTTACTTGATTGTTTAATCAACTCGTTACCAAAGACAGTTACACCAGCAACTAGCACCGCCTGCACGATGTTATCAGCCGTATAAGCACCTAATAACAATGGTGTGAATCCGATGCTAATAATCAATAGTGCTAGTGGTATCCATTTGTTTGATAACAATTCCGTACCTTTAACAATCTCACCAATAATAAAAAGGACCGGTATCATAACCAGTCCTTCTTGCACGACATAATTTAAAATGTCCATTATTTTTCTTCCTCCATTTTGATGAAGCCATTTTTAACTTCCAACCGATAAATGCGCTTGTCGTGGTTATCCATCTCCTCGTCTAATTCGCTGATTGCCTTGACGTTGACATCAGCAATCTTATGTAGATTGTCGCTATCACGCCGTGTGTCCTCGATAAGTTGTTTCAAGCTATCAAGTGCTTCAACTAGCGGTTTCTGATTTTCTGAGGTCTTTTGTAAAATGCGCTCTTGAAATGCGTTCTGTTCTGCAATTTTTTCGTCATCTTCTTTTTTTCGCCGCTTTTCCAATGGATTTAAAACGAAATATTTAATCGCTGTGAAAATCGTGATGATATATCCTGCATTTACCGCTATGCGTTCAATTACGTGTTGCCAATCCATTTACACGCTCCTTTCTATATTTAAGCAATAAAAAAAGAGCCGTCAGTTGACTAGCTCTTTTATTTACTTATTCATTATCTTGACTAATTTCCCTAGACGAAACAAAACCGTTGGATCTAATAGTTGTATAAATTTCTTTACAGTATGGACACCTTACAATTTCGGTATCTGTACCACCCTCGTAGAAAGGTCCGTCTTCAGACCACGCAAATTTCTTTTGGCAATTATCACACTTAGCAATATTGTCTTTCTCATCATGCATGTGATTATAGTAGCTCATTAATAAAACCTCCCAAACTTTAATACTCGTAATATAGCATATTAATTGGAAGCGATAAATAGAGTAGCCAGTTAGCTACTCTCGGTAATTATTATTTAACCTTCAATTTCACCTAAATCGATTAGATTATTATAGTGTTCAACAAAATAGTCTCTATCATCTAGGCAAATAACCTGTCTTTCTGGACCATCTGGTAATTCTACTTCGTTCAATAATCTTCCACAGGCTATACATCTGCCTAAAAAATCTTCTTTAGGTAATACATTTTCATCTGAATAGTTAATGTATTTCTCGATTTCTTGTTCTGAAAATTTCCGCATAAAAACCACTCCCAAACTTTTACTATAATATAGCATAACGTTTGGCAGTCTTTCAGTGTTAGAATACTACCTGCTCTTTTACCCTCTTCATTTTTCACGCTCATTTCGATAAAAAAAGGGACAACCTTTTTGGATTGCTCTTTACATTTTACTTAATGTCTTTCCCATTCCAGTTTTTTAGCTTTAGCAACATAAACCGTGTCTGCTACTATATACCAATACAGATAACCATTTTTGTCTGGTCCAACAATGCCTTCGTTCATATTTTTATCAGTATACTTATCTAAACGCACTCCAAATACAGTATGGAAAGTTTCTCCTCCATCGCCTGTGGCTACAATAAAATGTTGGTTTTTAGTACTGTTGCTTGGAAATACAAAATATAGTTCATCATCATTCAACGCATAAGGTTGGACAGCAAAGAATTGTGCTGTACTTTCCCCGTCATATACAGAGTGTTCCCATTTTAATATGAATTTTGATGAGTTTATACTCTTGAAATTCTCATCTTTAATAAGTGAGTAAACGACTGGAGGTAGCTCTGTATCTGGCGTTAAGATAATTTTTTTGTTCATCGAAACCATCAAAGTAGGTTGTCTTAAGTCTGGCATTCCATAATCATTAACTGGTACATCCACTGTGTTCCAGTTATTCCCTAAGTCGTTACTTTCCCAGAAACGTCTGTTCGCACCGTCACCATTACTCGCATATAGATTACCAGTATACGGATCGTAAGAAACAGAGTGCCAATGATTGTTTGCATTGACTGCGTCATCCACTGGTGTTTCTAGTGTTTTGTCCCACGTACGACCACCATCTAGTGATAGGTATAAATTATGCGCTTCACCTCTGCGGTCGCTTGTATACTCTCCCACTGCACATAATTTTGTGATTTCACCATGATAGTAATGAACGGTTAGTTTATTTGTGCGTTTAGTCATCGTTAAAACTTTTGTAAACCCACTAGTAAAATCTTCTGAAAAGTATACCTCACCAACGTTTGTGGTTGAGTTGTTTAAGATTACAATATACCCTTCTTTAGACCGAGTCACCGAAACAATTGAGCCTTCCGCAAAAGTGTTACCACGTTCATTAGTTACAAGACTGTCATCGCTTCGCCAAATGATATTACGAGTTCCGCCAGTTGCTCCATAAACCGCACCATCATATCCGACACTCATTGGTACTAAAGGACTTGAATGTTTTAATAATTCAGGTTTTAAATGTCCTTTTGGATATGCAGCGGGCGCTTTACTTGCATCTTCCAAAGACTTACTTATATCTACGCTTAATCTATTGTCTGTAAAAGCGTTACTTATAGTTCTAAGTATACCCATCGCTGAAATGTCTTTTTTAGCCATTATTTAACCTCTCTAACACTACCAAGAACTGATCCATTGTAAGGATTTGACCCATGAACATTTACTAAATTTATTTTCCCACCGTTCGGCATATAAATTGGTCTTCTCAGTGCGATTTTATATTCACCGTCGCTGTCGTATAATATTTCAAATACTGAAGACCCATTTTCTCTAATTGATTTCGGCGTTATAAGCGTTGACCCACTACCGTCTTTTAGAAGTACCCCAAATCTGGACGCACCATTCTTAGAGTGATTGATATACACTTCCAACTGGACTGCAGTTTCATTGTTAGTTGAAAATTCCAACCATTCGATAGCTACTGACTTATTAAATGTGTATTCTTTTACAAGTTGGGTTGTGTTCGCTGGTACCGTTCCGTACTTCGCAATTATATCGCTACCTATACCTAAGTTATCAACGGGGATTGACTGTTGTTTCGAATTTAAAATTACAGAAGCATTAAATCCCATAAGTTAAACCTCCATTATGTTTGTTACAGTGTCGAGCGCACCATTCACGTAATTGAGCGTACTCTTAACTGTTTTCTTATCTTGAGTGATAGAAATAGCTGTTGCAGCGCTATTGCTGTCATATATAATATTAGTTTCTCTAAGTATTTTAGTACCGTCTTCATTGTATTCACGGATTCTCGTCAGTAGTCCATTACTATATCCAAATTTGGTGGAATAATTGTTAAAACCTGAAATCAGTGGATCTAATTTCTCAACCGTTATTTGCTCATCAGCTATTTTACTTGTTGTTATGGTTCCATCCTTAACTTCAATACCTTGATAATCACCAAAGCTTTCCCACGCGGAACCGTTCCAAACATAGATTTTAGCCGGGTCAGTTTCTCGTACCAAAGCAACTCCTGCAGCGCCATTGGGGTATTTAGCCTGTAGCTCACTTAAAGTGTTCACGAAGATAGATGGTCCACCATCTAATAAAGTGGCTATCCAACTATCAAATTCGCTCTGCGGAACAGCTTGCTGTAATTTTCTAGCCCAATCCAAAGTTTGGTCTGGGTCTAAACCTAAATTAACCGCAAATTGGATAATCATTTCAGCTAGTTGAGCTAAAGCCTCGTTGGTATCAGTTAAGTATTGCTTATATCGAATGTAGTCTGGTAATTTACTCGACTTAATGCCGTGAGTAATTTCCTCTTGAGTCAGTCCAGTTAAATCCAATTTATCGGGATGTGGACTATACGATCTAAGCACGCTCAAAGGTATGTTTTTTTCATCTGCCAAATTTATCAGCTCCTTTATTTTTGTATTAAAAAAGACCCCAATTTATATTTGAGGTCTTGACGTATTATTTATTTGGTATACTCCTTTTAGGAAGGAGGTGGAATAGATGGAAAAAGATTATTTTAAACTTATTTCTTTTGCAAAAGGCCACGTTGAGAATATAAAGACACTTCAAGAAGACCTTCCTAATAAAGATTACCTTTATCTATATTTAAATATGGAAATTAGATATTGTTTGTCTGATTTACAATCTGCTTTGGATTATTTTGCTTATACATTATTCATGAAGTATCAATATCCCAGATTGATTAAGCAAGGGATCGAACTAGAAAAATTAGAAAATAAGCAAAGAGGTGTATATTTTCCCCATGCTTATAAAGAATCAGATTTCAATAGAAAAATAAAGATTAGTTTCCAAGGATTACAGCAAGACTATCCTGAAATATTTTCAGTCTTCAAAGATGTGCAGCCATTTAACTTTCCGAACAAGGATGACAGTTGGTTGTTTGTATTAAATAAATATGCTAATGAAAGTAAGCATAGGAATTTAACAAAAACTTCCAAATATCAAAACGCTAATATTAATTACTTTGAGTACGGTGGTAATATTTTCGAAAATAATACTTTCGTTAATGTGGGAGAAGCTGTAAACATTGGAGGTATTACACTAACTAAAGAAATAGCGCAAGCACATGGATTACCTTTTGATGGAGAAATAACAACTGTATCTATTTTTGAAGAAAGTGGCAAACCTATTGTTAGTACCTTAGAAAATATCATTACTCATGTTGAAAAATTGTTAGCTTATTTAGATATGCAGCTAGAAGAAATTAAGTGATTTTAGGGGTCATTCGACCCCTTTTTTCTCATATTCGCTTTGTTCATCAAACCAATCAACCTCTTCACCGTAATTTCCACAGTCCGTACATTCAAAAAAATAACGGGCATATAATTCATCGTAATTAATAAGCGCTCTTCTTGAACCGCAATTTAAACAAGTGATTTCAAAACCTTTATTTTCTGCCTTAAGGTGTGTGTAAAACGAAAATCCATGTAAATGTACACCCTCCGGAACATAAATGATTGAATGTAAATGCACATGTCCATACTCTGGTAGTATCTCCCCACCTCCACGTTTATGTAAAAAATCGATTGCTCTTTGCATAGCAGGACCATTATCGAAATCTTCGTCGTTCAATTTTCCGCCAAATTCTGTTAAATATACTTTTAATTCTTCCATAATTGTTCCTCCTATGCAGGTCTTGGTAAACTTGTCGTATTATCTCCTGTAATTCCTAAGTAACTCTGCGGATTAATAGTGTTCCCACCAGAATGGAATACACCATCAGGACTAATCTCATAATGTAAGTGCGGTGCGTAGTTTCCGCCTGTTCCACCAATTACACCAATCACGTCACCAGCTTTAACCATCTGACCAACCGACACGCTGATTGATTTCAAATGCATGTAGTTTGACCAATACTTGTCGCCAGTATGTTCCACGTACACCGCATTACCGATTCCGCCAGTCATAAACTCCGCCTTACGGACAATACCGTCAGTCGTTGCGTGGGCTTTATAGTTTCTATCGCCATTAGTACCAATATCATGACCGCTATGTAGTACACCGTCACGCATGCCATAGGTCATGTCATATTCGATTGAGCCAACTGCTTTACCTTCACGAACGAAATAGTTAACGCCCTCTAGAGTGTAGTCGACTGGGAACACACGATTGGTTGAGTATCCGTTTTCGTCTGTTGGTGGTGTTGGTGGTACTTCAAGAATTTTGAGTCTTTCCTCAAAGTCAGGTAGCACCACGTTGGTTAAATTAGTGTAGTTGCTAGATAAATCACCAGTCAGCGTTGATACGGTGTTCAGTCGTCCAGCAAACAGTTGGTTAGCAGTTTGTAATTGCTGTTGTAATGTCACTGCATATTTCACTTGTCTATTTAGATCAAGCTGAATCTCATTAGCAGTTTTCATCTTGTCGCCGATTTCAAGTGTGTTGTTCCATGGCGCTAAAATGTTGATTGTTTTACCAACTACTCTTAATCGCTCATTAATATTCATCACTTGGTTAATCAATACATACGTATTTCCCACTTCAAAACTCTCAAAGTCTTTACCAATTAAAGCTAGGTCTAAAGCATCAATCGAATACTGGACTAACACCAATTTCTGACTATCTATGTAACTCTGACCAGATGATTTCAGTCTTTCAGCGGTAGTTATATCATCAAACTTCACAGTACCGATTTTCACACCGATGTTTTTAATCAATTCGGGATTATCTAGATATTTACTACCGTTATTTACTGATTCAATTGTAAGTCGTGGGTATTTAACTTGGTTTTCTCTGTCTTCTTCTGAAATTTCATCAGGTTCTAAAGTATGGCCAAGTGGTTTAATACGGCTGTATATCTTAGTAATATCAGCAACACGTCTATAAGATTTCAAGTTCTTATCCAAAGCAATTGTTACATCAGTATCATGACCTTGCTGCTTTAGGTAATCTAAGTGCCGTACACCATTTTCTTTACGCATGACGATTTCACCACCGTATTTATCAAGTAGTGTACGTTTGATTGCTTCCCAACTTGTTTCTTCTGGATCTAGGAAAACATAGTAATAATCATTAGGGTCAGTGATTTCCACTCTACCTAGTGTAAAGTTCTTACTGCTTTCAACCGCAGAATTATGATAGTTAAGTATTCTGTGTAACAATTCTTCAGGAGTACCCCTAAACTCATAAAAGTCTTGGTCGGAATCATTTAGGAAACCTAACTCACTTTCACATATTGCGTGTAAGCTAACTCCAGAGTTCATTTCTTCTTCCGGAGTGACAATTCTACCTTCAAATTCATAACGCCCTGTGACGGTGTTAAACACCTTGATTAAAGTGACACCAGTTCGAATGTTGTTAAACAACGGACTGTTCGGTAAATAGTCAAAAGAAAAAGTATCAAACGAATTGATACCCTGTTTAATCGTTCCAGATTTTAACTTCAATTCCCCAGTCGTGTGACTGTGGATTACCTGACCTACTTTATCTTCCAGTCCGTCATACATTGTAACTTGGTACATTAGATCAGCTCCTTATGGAAATTGAAGTCTATATTCAGCGTTACATCAGGAATGTACATTTTCAGATGATTTTCTCCGGACTTCAAAACAAATTGCTCTGTTTCAAATACACCAGGTTGCAGGTTATAAATTTCATCATCTCTAACAATAGTTACTGAACTATTCGTTGTTATAATTGGTGCAACATCTGAAATACCAGGGTTAACTATAACTACATCTAGGTACTCAGTTTGAGCTTGAAGCACGTCTTGTTCCAGCAACCAGTGATTATGATTCGCCAGCTTATATGCAACCCTAGACGGTCGTAGGTCAGATTCAGCGACTGTAATCTTATCGACAATAGGATATGTATAGCCGTGGAAACCAGGGTTAATTTTATCTCCCCCACCAGTGGACGAGTTAGGGTCATAATACTGTGTCGCCCACGCACCGTATGTAGCCTGGTCACCAATTTTTAGTTGTTTAAAACTTGACCACCTTGATTTGTACGTGAAATTAGTCTTTTGACGAACGTCCAATCTTGTTTTCATAAAAGCAACCAAGTCATGACCTTCAGGCATTCTGTCAGTCATGAAAGGTTGAGCTGTAAATGTTACTTTCAGAAATCCGTGCTTCCAATCTTCTTCGAAACTGTTATTCCCTTCAACTTCCGCCATGAAATAAAAGTCAGGGAAATGGTCATCGTAAAGTGGCGTTTTCTCATTTGGAGATAGTAGCCATTTCAATAACACTGTTTTAATCATGTTCATATCCGCTTTAGATTCAATAGGTTTACCCATTAGATTAAACTTATAGGTTAGTGTACGTTCTTCATACAAGGCTTTTCCGTAAATGCTACTGAAATCCCAAACTTTATTTGAAAACGGAAGGGGCTCTTTATATTTAACTTTATTCGGTATACTCACATTTCGCTCCGGGTCAATTGTCATACCCATATCACGGTATGAGTGTTTACCATCAAAAGTAAACCCACTAAAATTTGCCATTACAGATTAAGCCCCCTTTCGATTAATTCTAAATCTCGGCCATTGATACGTTGCAGTTCATTGTTTAACACTCTGATGACTTCGTTTCCTAACTGCATTAACAATGTTGGACTATATTCCTTGTTGTTTAATTCGGTCAGTAGCGCGATCATTGTGTCTAGTTTGTCGTTATCGGTAGAATTCGTTGTCACATTTGGCAACTCGTTTGGACGTTTACTTGATTCGATATCCTTACCTGCCAAAGCTAATAACTTCATTGCTTCAGTGCGTCTATTAGGGTCAGTCGGTATCACATATTCTGGATAACCTTCTTCTCCCAATTCGTAAAGACCGTGACCGACAAGTCCTCCAGTTGCAAAACCTAGTGGGTTGATTGGCGCACCACCACGTTCTACTTGGAAATGGACGTGTGGTCCAGTTGATAGACCCGTGTTACCCAGTAAACCAATTGTTTGACCCCGTTTTACATCTTGTCCAGCACTCACAAGGTTTCTAAGGAAGTGATAATACTTGTAGTCATACAGACCAGACCGAATGTGAACATAGTTTCCACGTTCAGGACCATATGCTGAAGCTACAACTCTACCGCTCGTCTGTGATGGAATTGGTGTTCCAACTGGACCAGCAAAGTCAACACCCTTATGGTTACTTGGTCCAATCCCACCAGGACTAGGACGCCAACCGAAACCGGAAGTCATGGTCAGACCCGCAAAGTCTAAAACGCCAACTGGAACCAACTTGTCAATGAAACCTTTTAAGTAGTCCAGTGCTTCACTCTTGATTAAGTTAAAGCCGTCATGCGCAATGGTTCCGAATGTACCTGTTGCGCTTGGTGTGGAAATGCCAAGACTACCTAGAACATTACCTAGTAGGCCTTTAGCACCTTCTCCAACCCATTCCCAAATCTTAGTACCGATACCATCTTCATACTGTGGGATACCCCAGTTTTTCATGAAAGTTTTAGTTTTAGGACCAGATAGGACTTCTGTTCCTTTTGGTAGGTCAACAAGGGTATCAGTATCTGGTGATAGGAACATTTGACCAGTTGGTAGTGCAATTAGTTCTTTCATCCCACCATCACCGACCATTGCCGGACCACCAGGGTGGGCGTCAGTACCAGTTGCATATTGCATTACCCCAGATTGGTTACTGCCAACACCACCATACGATTCAAAACTCACTCGTGGTAGTGTTACACGACTGAAGCTTAGGTCAGAATCTAGTAAGTCAAAGATGACGTTAAAGGCTCTAATCATGGAGTTGATTCCACTTTCAACCTTTGAAATACCGCCGTTCATCAAGTCTTTAATTGCATTCTGTACTCGCCATGATTGACCACTCAAAGCGCTAGCCATATTACCTGGTGCGTCTCTAAACCCACGGAAAACACCTTGCCAGAAAGTCCCCCATAGACTCAAGACTTCTCCAGTTTCCCAGTTAACTTTGTTGATATGACCTTCAGCTTGTTTCTGTGCTTCTTCAACTACACCTAAGTGCATTTCATTGGCTTTGTTGATAGATTCATCACGTTGACGCTCAGCATCTGCAATTAAAGCGTCTGCTTCTTCTGCTGAGATAGTGCCCATTTCATCGCGTTGAAAAATTGCTGAAGCTATCCTTTCTTCATAAGTTGTTTGCGCATCTGCGATAGAAGCCTCTTTCGCTTCTTTAGATCGAGCCACAGTATTAGCAGCCGTTTGCGCATCGATTTCACCTTTTTGTTGGCTCATCATTTCACGGATAACCAGTTGTTCTTCTTCACTTGCAGTTAGCTCTGTAATTGCATAATCGTTTGCAATTGTCCGTAAATTCGCCAACTCATTATATTCAGCTTCAGTTATGCCCCGATTTTCTTCCATCATACTTTGGGTGATTTCATTTTCTCGAGCATGGTATTCTTCAAGTGCTGTTTCGCGGTCCTGATACCCTTGATTCATCCGTTCAAGGATACTCCGTTCTTGTTCTTCTGTTAAAGTAGAACTGTCCGCAAAGAAGTCAGTCATGATTTGACGTTGCTCGTTATAATTTTCTCTAACCGATGTAATCAATGTTTCGTGCATAGTGTCGAATTTTGATATTAATTTGGCGCCACCTTCGTCAGTAATTTCAGCTCCAGAATAAAATAAATAATCTAATTCTGACTGGGCTTCATTTGATAGGTCCATAAAGCTTGTGACTGCTTCAGTGGTTGTATCTGATACTTTATTACCAAAATCATCAACTGATTTGATAGCATCTTGTCGTAAGTACATGGTTAAACCAGTTATAGCTAGTACACCAGCTCCGATACCCAATACCCAAGGGTTAGTTAAGAAACCTACCACAGATGATAGTCCACTAACTAAACCAGTACCTTTAGCAGTCAATGCTGGAATCAACCCACCATTTTCAGCGATTGATTGAGTTAGACTTTTAACATGCCCTGAACCCCAACTCATGACTTCAAAGGTATTTCCCAAGATACTAGAAAGTGGCCCTGCTGCGATTGCGATACCGCCCAGTTTTAAGGCTAGGTCTACACTATCTTCGTCAAGACTTTCAACCCATTGAGTTAAACCCTCAACTGATTTTGTCAGTTTAGGTAAGTAGTCTTCAGCTAGATCGAGCACTTTCTCGCCAACAGGTAATAAAGTGTCAGTGTATTTACGGAATACTTTCTGAGAACGTTCACCAAATGTTTGTTCTGCTGATTTAGTTGCTTTTTCAGCAGCGCCAGCAACATTTTCGTAAGCATCCTCTGCTCCAGCAATACCTTCAACTACCTTGGCTCCGGCATCTTCACCGATTGAACCCCAGATTTCAGTTAAGGCGTTCTGTTTTTCTTGCGGGTCTTTGATACTCGCTAAATGATTACCCAATGATCTAAACAGGTCGTCAACCGTACCGCCTGAGGCTTCCCAAGTATCATAGATAGACTGCCACTCGCCACCCATGTCAGCGATAGCGTCTTGGATTGTATTATCCCCAACACGAATTGCAAACTCTTTGATTAAGTCGTTCACTTTATCTAAGTTATAAGCACCGGCATCAAGTCCAGCAGTTAGTGCGGCAAACATTTCATCTGCTTCATAACCCGCATCTTTTAACAATGGTGCATATTCTGACAAGTTGTCGCCCAATTCATCAGTCTTATCAAGACCTTTTTGGGCACCAACAACCATGTAGTCAAACGCTTCATCAGCGGTCATACCGTATGTTTCCATTAAAGCATTTACACCACGCAAAGCTTCATTAGTATCCATTTCAAAGGTGTCAGCAAGTAATTGAGCGTTCTTGATTGCGTTTTGCAATTGCTCAGGGTCGTCAATGTTTTTCAATTGAGTTAATACCGCTTCAGCAGTATTCTCAACTTCTTCCAGTGACTCTCCCCAACCGTCTTGGTACACTTTTCGAATCGACGCATATACTTTTTCTGCTTCAGCCTCAGTTAAACCAAGTGAGTTTTGAATACGTACTTGAGATGATTCAACATCAGAAGCTTGTTTCAGTAATAGACCGCCGATACCTAGTAAAGGGGCGGTAACATATTTGGTAGCTTTATCGCCGAAACCTTTTAGACCGTCACCATATTTCTTTAAAGTCTTTTCAGATTCTTCAGCTTGTTTAATAAACTTCCCTGTGCTCGAGGTGGCTAAGTCTTGCTCTTTCTTGAAGGCTTCAAATTCTTGTGTGGTCTTTTCCACACGACGGTTTAAACCGTTTAAGGTTGCTGATTGGTTTTCGTATGACCGTTTAGCAGCTTCAGCTTTCTTTGAACCTTCACCGTACTGAGCAACCATCTTTTCGTATTGTTCTTTGGACGCTTTCACGACACGCTCTTGGACTTGCACTTTCTTGCTTAATCCATCTAAAGTCGCACCGTATTGTTCAGCGGACTTCTCTGTCTTATCGAAAGACGATAGACTATTTCGCATTTCAGCGTCCAAGGTACGCATCCGGTCCCTAAGTCCGGCCACTCCACGCTCCGCTTCCAAAGCGTTAAGCGACATCTCAATACTCATACCTTCTATACGTTCTACCATGTGTTCCCTCCTTTCCTAAGTAAATGCACTCATTAGTGATTCAGCTTTCTGTGGTTTGTTTTCTTCTTCGAGTATTCCTAGTAAATAGTGGAAAGGCATATCTAATACTTCGTTAATATCCTTGCCGTTCTTATAGAAATCTAAGACTATCTTGTCGATAAACTCGATTTGTTTCTCATACGAGAAGTCTTCATCACTTAAGCTTTCTTCGCCTGTAACTTTTTTCCCACCGATTTACCAAAGGCAACAAACGCTAAAATTTCTTGTAATCCTTCAAGGCCAAAAGGCATGCGTTCTTCAAATTCTTCTTTAGTAATTTGACCTTTTAACGCGTGGTCAACTGCAAAGTTAACTAACTTATCAATACCTTCAGCATCTGTTAACCCACTTTCAGGGTCTTCAAGCTCTGCTGATAATTCAAAGGCTTCACGAGTATCACGTAACGTTAAATAAGGACTTGTGTAGATAGTTTCTAATTTAGGTTCATCATTAGTTAGTTCATCTTCAATCACGATCAATTGAATTGATAAGCGTTCCATTTTTTTTGCCATTGATATGCTCCTTTTCAAAATAAAAAGGCTAAGGGTTATCCCTCAGCCAATTTAATTAATTCTGCTTTAGCTGCTTTTGAATCGTATTCAATATCTACAGAATCCAAGTAATCTTTCAATTCTTGAACTTTATAAGTAGTGAAGTCAGGTTCTTCGATCGGTTCATCAACTTCTTCTTCAACCGGTGTGAAAGCAACTGTTACGCCGTGGTCTTTCTTGATATTTGCAATCAATTCTTTTGCACGGTCTTCAGTCATTTCAAATTCTTTTCCAACTTCATAGATACGGTTTTCTTTCAAACCTTTGAAAGTAATATTCGCTGTGTATTTAGGCATAATCCTAACCTCCCACTACTGGCTCAGCTTCAGTTGGATAAGGCGCTCCAAACACCGCTTGGAAAATAGCGTCACGGTGGGTTGTTTCCCCTGCTTCATCACGCCCGATTAAGTAAGATTGTGGTTTAGTAAATCCATCAACTTCACGGTTCATAAATTCAGCGGAAATAGGGTCTTGTGAGAAAGTTGTTTCGCCAGCTTTACCAGTTGAAGCTTTCTCAGTTTTTAAGAACTTGCCTTTTGGTAAACCGGCATATTCAGTTGCACCATCCTCATAAGTACGTGCAAATACTACACCTACATACGGTGGGTTATCTTCTGACCCAGAACCTGCTAAACCAGTTTCTGAAACCTCTAAACCAAATAATACGTTTTGGTCTTCTTGTGGTAGCGTATGGAAGTTACCTGAAATCGAAACAGGTCCATTTGAAACAGCAATTTCAGCTTCTTGGTTATCCCCATACGCACGAACCATATTCGAAGTACGTGTCACGGTAATATCTTGTAGGAATTTAATACGCTCTGGTTTGCCACCTTCAATTGTTTTGTCGTCATCATTTAAGACACCGTAGTGAAATTGGTCCACACCAGTGGTTGAGTTATATTTTTTTTCAGGCATAATTTATTTCTCTCCTTTAATAATTTCTTTTCTGTAAATTGTTCCACGGTAGGTATGAGCGATTCTGAATATTCCCGTGTCAGAATCGTATTGGTCCGCACCGCCTGTATATTGTCTAAAACCTAAGCTGTCCATAACTTTATCGACTTCATAGGCAATTTCCGCTGTATGTAGTCGTTTCTTAGATTGAATATCAATTTGAATTAAGTATGTGTAGGTTAGCCACTCCTGGTCAGCAAAGTCAGACTGCATCGGTGCGTCTAGTGGGTCAATCACGATATAAGGCTGTGTGATACTACCTGTTTCAGGGTAGTCATAGTATTTAATTCTATTCTCACAATGTAACCAAATGACTTGGTTAGCTTTAAAAGCTTCATAGATACTTGTTAAAACATCAGCCACTTGCCAACCTCCTCATTTCTTTCTTAACAGCTTCACGATACGCATCTTGACTTCTTGACATTGCCCGAGCAATAGCACCTTTACCTGCTGGATTAGGATTCTTAACCGTTCCGTGTTCATTCAAGTGAATGATTCTGTAACGATCATTAGGACCTTTCCAGTAGACTGTGACAGCTCGTTGCCCATTTACCCACTGGGGTTCAGATAAGGTAATTTCTTTGATTGAGTTACCTGTATCTTTAAACTTCTCAAATTCTATTTTCAGTTGTTTGACGAACACTTGGGCGCCAGCTTTTAAAGCTTTATCAGTCACTTCTTGCATTCGTTTAGGCCCTAGTCTATCGTCTAACTCTTTTTCGAGTCGTTTCAATCCTGTAATCTTCACACCCATTAACTCACCACCCCAGCAATGACTTTGATGAAATCACGATTCTGTGGATCAGGTTGAAAGTGTTTGATATTGAAATGTCTGTCAGCATACACATCCATTTTGATTTCAAGGTAGTCCTTATTTGAAGGAATGTACTCACCTTGAGTATCACGAATAGTCAAAGTGATGTCTGACAATGTTCCATTTGATTTAGCAAGCTCTAAGTCCTTAGACCAAACTTCATCAATCTTTGCGAAACACTTGTGCAGCACTTTAAATTCTTCTTCACCCGGTTCAGGACCTGCTGAAGCTTGATATTGATAAAAGATAACTGGAGTTCGTAAATCACCAACGGAAACTCTAGGTGCTTTATAAGGTTTCTTCATTAGCTTCAACTCCTAAATCAAAAGATAAAGCATGAATCATCATTTGATAGTTTTCATCAAAGTATTCAAGGTTACCTTCGTACGTATATTTAGCACGTTCTAATACCAACTCCTTACCAACGTAATTTTCGTCAATATCATCAATAGAAAAATCACCACATCTCCGCTTTAAATAAGCAAAAGATGCAGTGATCAAACTGTCTAAGTATTCATCTTCGCTGTCATGCGAGATTCGCATTCTAGCTTTTAATTGTTTAACAACGTCTGGACGTAGCATTTAAACTACCTCCTATCCTCCAACGACTTCAGCTTTAGCTAAGTAAGCAAAAGCACCTTCGTCTTTAACGTTAGCGTCATGCACTTCGTAACCAACAAAGTCAGTTTTACGAGCTTTGGCGTGTTGCTCAGTAGTTAAGCGCATAGATTCTTGAATGTTTTCAGTGTATCCATTACCCACATCACCAACTAATACTTCACCGTCACGCATAGCATCTTCCAATTTAACAGGGTATCCGAATAATCGACCAACGATACCGTCAGCAACATTTTGAACGAAAATAGGACGTCCGTTATTGTCTTTGATTGTGTTCAATTGGTTCCACAACGTCGAGTTGTTCACGTATACAGCAACACCGTTTGAGTACATTGTTTTGACTTTACCAAATAAAGCAGATAAGTCGTCAAAAGTGATTGCATCAGTATATTCAGCGACTTGTGGTGTTTCCGCTTGAGCTTTCAAGGCTGTTACGATACCCATTGGATATTTAGTATCCCCAGCACCACGAACGAACGCATTCGCTTTAGCATAAGCCATACGTTGACCTAATTCACGTTGTAAGAATGGAATGAAGTCAGCAATCGCCATTGCTTGTAATTTCCAAGTAACAGTAACTGCTTTAGATAACTCTTTACCGCCTAAAGTAATTTCACCAAATGTGTTCTTCTCATCAGCAGTAACTGTATCTTCGTCGTAGTAATCAGCGTCACCTTCTGGAATACCAGTATGTTTAACGTATTTAATATTACCTTTGATGCGAGTTGAGTTCACATCGGCTAAAATTGGGTGTAACTCTTTCATTGTTTCAATGATTCCACCAACAACTGTTTCTGGAATTAAGATTTCAGTGTTATCAGTATTGTGAGTGTACACATTGGTTGGGTTCATTTGATTGAACACGTTAACTTCATCTTCGTTTAAGTCACGTTTTAAAGCAACTTTAGCGAATACATCTTCGTATTTAATGTTAGCCACATCAGCAGTTACATCATCAATTTTAGTTGCTCCATTAACGGCGGTATTTGCATCAGAAGGTTTGAATGATTCAGCTTTATTCTCCAACGCATTTAAATTAGCCAACTCCTTGCTAGAATTCTCATAAGCAACGTCTAAAGCTTCAATTTCTTCACGTTTTGATTTAGCATCTTCTAATTTACCGTCTGCGATAAATGCTTTTGCAGTGTTTAATAATTCACCACGTTTTTGTAAGTATTGTTCTTTGTTCATATTTTTACATCTCCTTTTAATTCCAAAAGTGCCAATTGTTCTTCTTCGTACAGTGCTTTAACTTCATTGATACGTTCAGGCGTCAAAATTTTCAAATTATATCCAGCCACTAAACCTAAGTCAGGTTCAGTCGTTTGAGCTGTCAGAATTTCGTCAACAAAGCCGTTTTCCAATGCTTCATCAGCGTTCATCCAAGTTTCAGCGTTCATCATATCGAGTAATTCTTGTTTTGGTTTACCAGTTTTCAGTACGTAAGTATTTGCTAACATTTCATTATTCTTGAATAGAAAGTCTGAATAATCAGCCATGTCACGATAATCACCACCACCTTGACCGGAAACGTTATGGATCATCATCTTACCCGCCGGTGAGATAGCTACACGTTTACCAGCCATTGCAATCACACTAGCAATAGATGCTGCTTGAGAACCGATAGTGATGTTCACTTCTCCCTTATGAGTCAATAACATAGTGTAGATTTCTGTACCAGCATTTACATACCCCCCAGGCGAATTGATTTCAATATTAAGTGGTTCATATATACCGTGGTCTTGAATTGTTTGTCTTAACTCCTTTGGGGAAAAAGCACTCATGTCTAAATAATCATAAATCCATTTATCATCATCACTCACGATTACGCCGTTCATTGTTATCTGCATTCACATCACCTCCTTCACCATCACCGTTACTATCAATTGTTGTTGTATCCAGTCGACGTAGATATACGTCACCATTTTCAATTGGTGCTAGGTTTAAGTATTTACGCATTTCGTTAGGACTTAATACACCACGATCAACTAGGCTAATTAAACCAAGTCTCGTTTGCATTGAAGCGAACGATAAGTTGCTTGATTCAAAGATAATTTTGTTTCCAAAACCACGTTCACGACGACTGAATAGTTTTCTGGTAAATTCAGCAGATAATTGCGTGATTACTGGTTCAACCTCAGCTTCAAAATATGAAATCCACTCATCTTCGTTGTAAATAGACTGAATAATTTTCTCGTTGGTATTAAAGAAACTATAAATTCGTTTAACAGTACCTTCAGTTTGTTTTGAATCAGGTACATAATTACTTGGGTTAATCTGAATCGCTTCAGTTTTAGCATCTGTACCCGCAGCACCCGTTGTTTCCGATTCTGTGGAAAGGAACGAATCTACGAATTGCTTCGTATTCTTTTCAATGTCTTCAGGTCTTAGGGTTTGATTGAATTTCAGTAACCACCGAATGATGTTCGAATTCTTAATCGCTTTGATTGTTCCTTGGTCTGTTGTGGTCACGACTTCCATTAAAGAAGTGAGCGCTTTACCAGGGCTGGAACCAAAGATTTTATTATCGTAAAAGTCACGTCTTAAATGAATGATGTCTGAGTACCTAAAAGTGTAAACTTTACCATCCAATGTAAATCGCAAATACAATTGTTTGTTTTTATCTTGTAAAGCTTCAACATTGTTAGCCCCGTCTAGCGGATAAATCGCATTAGCCAAACCGTTTGAGTCGCGTTGAATTAATGCGAAAGCGTTGTTGTTTAACATCAATTGTGTTGTCAGTTTCTCTAGCAACATCTGACCAGTCATAATTTCGTTAGGCTCTTCTAATAGAAACCGCAAATACACATCCGGGTTAACCGTAGTATTCCCATCAGATTCACGAATATGTTTACCCACTGCCTTACCAACAGCTTGTGCTTTAGGTCTAATTGCTGAACGAACAATGTCTGACTCATAAAGACGACCGTTATATGAAAAAAATGAGTCCCCAGAATCAACTACCATCTTGTAGCTAGAAACACTAGAAACCTCATTTCTTTCGTCATTAAATAAATTACTTAACCATCCCACTTACTCACCTCCTTAAATTACCGTTTGATAAGCTTCTAGGTTGTTTTCAAGGACCACATACGCGTCCAGTAAACTTGCGAAACCATCAATACGTTTCTTAGCATTACTAGTTTTAATTGGTTGGATATTGTCGTTTTTATCGACATCCACAGCAACGTTTGTTAAATTCCATTTTAGAATTGGGTTGTTATTATAGATAATCTTGTTAGCAGATAGATCCACACCTAATGACTTCATAGGACCGGACAATGTTTTCTTACCTTGAATAACAGGTTCCATCACGTCTTCACCGAATTGGTCTTTCATTTCTTCCACGAAATAAGTCGCTGACCATGCATCATATCCAACTTTATAAAGATAAATGTCATACACGTTTTGGATTTCCAAAAACCATTCAGTCACGAATTTGTAATGAATCTTATTACCTGGCGTCGTTCGAAGTAACCCTGCATCTTGCCATTTATCGTACGGAATTTTATCTTCAGCAATTCGTTTCTCAAGTAAATCTTCAGGTAACCAGTACATTTGTTTTACGTAAATTCGGTCATCATCCGGTACTTGGAAAATCACACTCGCACAGGTCAAGTCGGTAGTGCTTGATAAATCGACACCACCAATACCATACCGGGGTTCCAGTTTTGAAATATCAAACATTTCTTGATTATTAGCATCTTCAAACGTTAACCATGCTTCACTAGTCGTCTCACGAATATTAAAATCTTTTGTTAATAAGTTTTTAACGAGCAGTGAATTTGCTTTCGCTTTATTCACTTTAGCTGCAAGGTTGTCGGTCTTTTTGATTGTTCCTAGCCCAGGGTTGGCTTTTGGCCAGGATTCAGGATTAGTCCATTCTTTACGGTTATCTAACTCATAAACAATTGGTAGCAATCGTTCATTCTTATAGGCGTTATCATCATCGTATCCATTAATCACCATTTCAGCTTCGTCGTATAATCGATCAAATACAGACTCACGGACAGTTCCTGCTGTAGTTGTGGTAAAAATTAACGGTTGATCACGAGCAGAAGTACCATCCACAATTACGTCATATAAGTTTTGATCTTTCCACGCATGCACTTCATCAAACAATGCCCCATGAACGTTTAAACCATCTAATGAATCGGAATCTCGTCCTAGTGGCTTAAAAACTGAATCATTCTTATCTGAATTCATTTCGCTAACTAAAGTTTTAATACGTTTAGCCAACGCTTTTGACTTACGAACCATACGTTTAGCCTCAAGCCAAATGATTTTAGACTGGTCTTTTTTAGTGGCCACAGAATAAATTTCTGGTCCTAATTCACCATCAGAAATCATCAAATATAAACCAACTGCTGCAGCTAAAGTAGATTTACCATTCTTACGTGCGACAATTAAAACTACTTCTTGAAACTTTCTAGTGCCGTCAATCTTATCAATGATTCCAAACATAGCTGCAATTAAAGCTTTTTGCCACAGTTCTAGGATGAATGGCTTACCAGCCACAGAACCCTTCGAATGTTTACAATATCTTTCGATAAATTCAATCGCGTGCCATGCTCTTTCTTCTGAATATTCCCATTGAGACTTTGGATTATTAATGACAATATCAATTAAGTTTTTATATACTTTGTAAACTTTTTGAGAAGTGATTATTTCGCCGGAGTCGATTTTCTCAAAATAAGTAATAATCGGATTAGCCAAGGTCATCCCTACGGCTTACGAAACCGTCAAATCCATCATCATTATCTTTAGGTGCTTCATCCGGCAGCACTTTATTCAATTGGGCCATTGCTGACTGATAGTTTTTAGTTAAAGTATTAAATAGTCGTGCAGTTGGTCTTTCGCGTTCGTAAGGTGATTGATTTTCGGATTGACTGAACAATTCTGTAAAACCATTTTCATCAAGGTCAACTTCCATATCTTCGAGTGTGACTCGTAAGTATGCTGCACGTTGCATTAGCCCATCAATTGATTTAAGTTTCTCATCACTTACCAAAGCTTTGTAAAAACGCTTAAGTCTGTTGAACTCTTTACGGATTCTTTGTTCTTTAGTTAATTCTTTCCTAGTCGTCATAAATACACCTCACTTTCTTCTTTTTATGGGGAGGGGGGCTAGGAAAACCTCCTGTGCGTTAATTGGAGGTCCCCACTCGGTCCCCGTTATAGCGTTTTTAAAATTATTTTAAGGGGGGGCTCACGATTTATATCTTTTCTATCAAATTACCAAGTTCGTCAAAAGTAACATCTTCTCTTGTTGCACTATATTTACTAAAGTGTTCGGTGTTATGACAGTCATGACATAAATATTCTAAGTTATCCCAATTCAAGGTAATGTCAGGATCATTGATATTATCAGGTGTGATATAGATCTTGTGATGTACGATGTAACCTTTTTTATACTTCTTCTTAATTAAACATCTCTCGCACCAACCATGAACACTTTTGATATAGCCCGCTCTACATTTCTTCCAAGCAGTTGACTTATAGAAAGCTACTGCATATTCTTTAGCGATTGTTATCGCATCTCCTTTGCACTTTAGCTAATGCTTGACTGCATGTCAGTCAATCCAAGATAATGGATCACTCTCCTTATTCATCTGCATATCACTACACATATCAATCACCTCACGACGTAATAAAATGCCACCCGTCACTCGTAAGTGTGTCTACTAAAAGACTGGGTAGCTATTGATGTTATTTTAAAAAGCGGCAAAAGCCATGCTTGCATGACCTCTACCTATAAACCCGACGCTACTAAGCAAATCAGGCCAGCAAATGAGCTGCTTCCTCAAAACTACACAACCCCAGAGCTTGTGAGTCCAATTGCACCTTTGAACTTCGTCAAGCTCAAGTCTAATTGGTTTTAGGACAACCACGTAAGTAGCTACCAAACATGGTTACTCTATCGGCGTTATGCAGTTTTCAATAAGCAAGGTTAGTCAGTGATGATTAAATGTATGAATTATTTGAGCTGACTGTGCCTTGCTATAACTAACAAGGGAATCGAACCCTTACTAAAGTGTGCTGACTTTAGGTGATACCAATCATAGCTACTTGTATATAATGCTGACCACTGCCAGCTCTGCCTACCTTTTCCATTTCCGTGGCGATAGGACTTTACTGCATTCCTTAGAATGGCGATCCATAGTAGAGATAAGCATTAGCCACTTATCTCAATTAGCATAATACACGAATAATCAATCACCACTCTGTCAACTTTCAATCAATAATCACTCATTTTCAAAAACTAGCAAACTACCACTTTGAAAAGCTTCCGCAAATTCTATCATGGCTTTACCAACTTCACGATAGTAAGTTGCTTCACTAATCTGTTCTGCACTAAACACTTCATAGTCATAGTACCTAGTAGAATTGATGTACTTATCATATATGCGTTTTCTAGAATAAGCATCCAAGGTATTAATTGCAGCATTGATATCTCGATATAAACTAACTGCATCTAATTTCTTAATAGTCCCATTCTCTATTGCACTTGAATTCATACCGGTGAAACTTTTGGGATCTAGGCTATATGTTGCTGTGACCTTTTGCTCAATTGGCATGCCTGACAAACGTCTAATCTTATGATAGTTCTTTAGTAAACTATCCACTTTTTCTTTTGTTTCTTTTTCATTAACCTTTGGAAACAGCAAACTAGACACCTACTTTCTGATATAACTGATATAATTTGATTAACTAAATTTAAAGGAGATTTATTATGAGATTAAGAGAAATTGAACAAGTATTAAATAATGAAAAGGACAATATTTTAATATTTGACGACTTAAGCATTACTAACAGTGGTCATATAAATGTTGAAAAATATCCAATATTTATTCAATCTGTTATCAATATTGAGAAAACTGGCTTGATAGATGCTGAAGTAGAATTACTAAATGAAAAGAAAATTTTTCTAATGACACAGTATCCAACAATACGATTTAGTAAGGAATCTTTTGAAGCGTTACAAAAAATTTCACAGATAATTTACTTCAAAGTTATAGGAGCGTTGTTTGTTATAGAAAACGCATTCCACAATTCTGAAGAAGATGAGAAATCATTAATTATATCTCTTCCGGAAGAAAGTAATTTTGAATTTGAGACATATGCTTATATTATTGAAGAATTAAATACCATTTTTTCATTGCTTTCTAAAACTAGGTATTTTGAGAATGATGAAAGTGTTAAATTTAAAAATTTTGATATTGGGACAAACTGGATTGTGTTGCTTTTTGAAAATATCGAATCAGTTGTTTTTTTCTCTCAAATCGTTTCTTTAGTTTTAGTTACTAGTCAAGTTTTTAAAAGTAATAAAGTGTTAGACAAACAACTTGAAGCTATTGAATTAGATGAAAAAGATAAGAGACAATATCAAAAAGCAATTAGAGAAGTCAATTTGAAAATGTATAGATCCAAAGCAGAACAAGTAACTAATGGTGAAGCATCTCCAGAAGAATTGACAGATATTACTAAAGCAATGGAAAAAACTTCTAATTTATATTCAGCGGGCGTCGGCTTTACTGAGTCCATAAATGCTTCTAAAGAAATTGCTACATCCTTTCCAAATCTTACAACTCAAAAAGAATTAAAAGTTCCTGATTTCCTTGGGGATATTAAAAGAATTCCTCATGATCCATCTGATAAATAAGATAATAAGGTTAATGCATAATTGATACCAATTAATTCACCTCGAATCAACGATTCTATTATTGGGTCTGAATTAAGAATTTTAATTCTATCGGTTAATAAATCTATACGTTTTTCCAATTCTTTTTTCATTTCTTTTTCAATCATCTAATACCTCTCCTAACTAGGCTGATACGTTTCTGCCTGTGCTTTTGAGTGAATGCTACGCCACTTGTTTGCTGCGATTTGATCTATATAATACTTTAGCTTGGCCAAACTTCCAGTTGGCCATATTTTGATATCCACGCTGTTCAAGTTGACGAATATGTTTAGGTGTTGATAAATCCTGTTGATTACGGTAATTTACGCGTTTAAGTAATTCATCTGCTTTACCTTTTGAATCAATCGAAGCCGGATTTTCCCGGCTTTTATTATTTCTTATAGTTTTTTCATACGTTTACGATGTTCCTGCATTTCTTTAATGTCCATATCTTCATAGTTAGCTAAGGTTTTAAAAGCATTAGTAAAGCAAGACATAAGTGCTAGCCAACCGCCACCAAATATGAGGCCAATAATAATAATCAGTATCCACATCATTACATCTGCTCCTCCTCTAAATTTTCAATGGCTTTGTCATAATCTAAAATAGTCTGATTAATTACTATCATCGTATCTATTAAGTCAAACAGACGGGCTTCGTATAATTCTCGTTCGCTTAAGCATCGTTCTCTTTCACGTCTTAAATGTGTCAATGGATCTTCTAAACTAACTTTACTCACCATTATTCGCCTCCTAAAACACTAACTTATGTCCCATTTCCCAACTCAACTTACTACCTCTTGTTGCAATATTTTTGAATGTTATAGTTCTCTTCTTAGGCTTGCGGTTTTTGTCTTTTCGCTCTTTATACTTGCTATCAGCTTTTAATAAATCATTGCCAATAACCGCTGCTAAATTCTGATATTGTCTCCAAGATGAAATCTCTGAAATTGAATTTTCTATTTTGCGGACAGTTTCGTATGGTATGTCTGCTAAACTTGCTAGTTTACTAATGCTATAGCCATTATCAATTCGGTATTGAGCGATTATATTCGGGTCAATATCGCGTGCAATGTCTCTGTGGCGCTCATACTTCCTGATGTTTTCAGGACTACGATAATCATGTCCAAAAAGCTGGGCTAATCCTTTATCAATTTTAGGTAGCATATCCTTAATATCTTCGTCTTTATGCCATAGGAACATCCTTACTTCGCAATCTTCACGCATTTTGGTTTGGGTCATGTCAAATTCAAAAGACAGTAATTTGTATAAATCTCTAGTTGATAAGTAATTCATTAATTAACACCTACCTTCTCGATAGCATCTAAAACTAATTTATTTTGCGTTTTAATGTGCTCAATGTACGCTGACAATGTTTTAGTCTGGTCTAGGTCTACTAGTAGGTCTTTGCTTATAATCGCCTGTAAAGCATGTTTAGCACTTGTATAATAACCCTCGATTTTCCATTTAGACGTTGGTTCATTATTTTTTGGGTTTACTCCTTCTGCGAGTTGTAAAATCACACCGTTAAATTTATCGTGACGCTCAATTTTGAGCGTATCTGTAATTTTCATATACGTTCCTCCTAGAAAGGCAAATCTGCATCATTGACAGTAATATTGTTATTTCCTTGCTGATTAGCATACCCGCCAAACTGACTAGCGTTATTTGCCCCATACTGCCCCTGTGCGGTGTTTTTTGTCTGTTGGTTGTACTCACCCACATTGCTGTTTTGAGTTCCACCAGCATTATTATTTTGACTATTCTGACCTCTAAATCCAAAACTATCTACAACAATCTGTTTGTTATAGTGAGTTACACCATCTTTTTCATAGTTGTTATCTCTCAGCTCACCAGCTACTCCAATCATGTCGCCTTTGTGGAAATAGTTAGCAACTGCCTCAGCTCGATTTCCAAAGATCACACAATTATGAAAGTCAGCTTGTCTATCACCATTAGCATCTTTGTGCGCTCTGTTAACAGCAACTGTAAACTTAGCTACTGCCTTGCCGTCTTGCATATGCGATAGCTCTACATCTCTTGTTAGTCGTCCGTTTAAAACCGTAAGGTTGTCTACATTCATTTTTTAGAATTCCTCCATTTCCCAGTAACCACCATCTCGTTTGACTAAATAAAGTGGTCCATATCTCTTAACAAACATCCGTGCTTTCATTCTGAATACCTGTGTTTGCATACCTTTTACATCGATGACCTTCTCAGTGCCATCTGCATATCTGACTAAAAAGTCTGCAACATACTTCATTGCGGGTATCTTTTTAGGTGTACCGCTCTTATTCCTCTTTGTTGGATGGCTAAAGCCTTCTTGTAAGATAAAGGGTACTTGCATCTCAAATTTGATTACTTCACCAGCCTTTACAAGCATATTTAAATGCCTGTAATAAGCTGCTTCTGCCTTACTATCAAATTTAATATCGTCAACAATCACTTTCTTAGCGCCGTATTTATTTCTAATTGCCACTTACTCACCACCTAATACTGATTTTTTTAATTCCTCAATTGCTGCTAATTCGTCATCAGTCATCTCTTTTTGTGCGTTTGCTTCCACATCACCTTGATATTTCTTTTGTCGTTGATCACTACTTAGCCATTTAGGTGCTACAGATTCTTTCTGTGGTTTGTTATAAGACTTTTTAGCCTGTTTATTTTTGTGTTCAAGTTCTAGTGCATCAATATCCTCAATGGTTGTCGCATTGTTTTCGTACCATTTCTTTAAAATGGCTCGAACATAGTTATAGTTACGTGCGTTATTGTCTAAAGCTATCTGCATGGCTTTAATGACAATGTCATCGTTAAAGGTATCTATTGCATCCACAATTTGTTGGCTAGTGTATGGATTCAATATGCCAAAATTCTGTTGGTAAAAATCAATAGCACCTATGACGACATTTTCTTCTTGACTGTCCTTGTCTTTACTTTCCTTATCTACACTATACTTATCTATACTATACTGGGTTGCCAGTTGGTTGCCGTCTGGTTGCCAAGTGGTTGCCAGTTGGTTGTCGTCATCAGTTGGTGTGACATCTATTCGATTAGGAATGCTGATATCATCGACTTTCTTGTATGATCCATTTTCTTTCTGAGTAAGCTGCTTTAACTCATCTTGATAATTTGTTGGTGTGTGTCTGTCTTTTCTAAGGGTGTTATGGATTAACCAATGTTTAATAACTACAACACCACTTTCAAAATGCAGCAGGAACTTTTTAGCAATGAGTAATTTCAAATCGTCTTCAGCACACCCAATCATTCGTGATATTTTCTTAGGATTATTGATAAATCCGTCATCATCTGCTCTCATACTCAAATGGAAATATAGAGCTTGTGTTGATAGTGGCATATCAAGGAATGCATCACTATCTATAATAGTTTTTGCAAACATTCTTTTATTTGCCATGATTTCACCTACTTGCTATTACTACTTTTACTTGCACTCTGATAATAATTAGCAGTTGCATCATCTTCGGTAGATTCAATGATCTCGCCAGTTTCTGAATCAATTGGCTTGCTAGGTTCTTCAATCTGCGCTGGTTCCTCTTTAAATGAGTCTGTCACGTCTACACGATTAACCTCGCCTGAGTCATCAAAATCATTTACAGAATCGTCTGCAAGCACGCCTTTTTGCATCTCAATGGATAAGATACCCCACTTACTTAAAAGGTTTCTAAGCACAGTTTTTTGTGCCATAGCATCATAGTTTGATGCCCATACTCCTGTAAGTTTTTGTTTATCTTTTCCTTTGTTATTTTCGATGCGGTGGCGTTCTACTTGCTCTCTAGTCCAGTAAGTTGTTTTCTCAAAACCATTAAGCAATTTGAAGTAGCCAATATAGCCGATTACTGCATCTGATTGTTTATTTTCTGGGTTATAAACAGCTTCTTCTGTAAGTGGGTTCCAGCTCTCTAATTCACCCTCGTGTACGTTAATTACGTTGATAGACTTATATTGTCCTGATCGCTGTGCTAACTGGATATAACCACGATATCCAAGCATAAATTGAGCTTTCTTTTCCCATTTTCCTGTCTGCTTGTTCTTTTCGTTAAACGGCACAAGATAAGCGAATCCAAACTGCTTTTCTACCGGTAAATCTAATTGCGCTGCTTGCATAGCCCCTGCGATAATACTCATAGGTTCTGAATCAGCTAGATAGCTATCATTGTTAACAAGCGTGATTAAGCTTGAGGTGAATGTTGATGACTTATCTTTAAGCACTTCATTAAATTTCTTTTGGATTGCTGGATTTTGAAGCAATGCTTTAACAGAATTACCTTGTGGTACTGGTGAATTGCTAGTGGGTTGTTGTGTCATTTGGTTTTTGATTGAGTTAGTTGTTGCCATTATTCTGCCTCCTTGACTTCTTTAAGTCGCAATACTTTAGTGGTGGTTTCATTCATGTAATTTGCAGCAATATCTGGATGCTCTGCCTTAAATCTTTTAGTATCAAAACGCTTGCTAACTTGTGTTTTCCAGCTTGCATTAATTGTCTCTGACGTGACTTCTTCTGCTTCATGGTGTCCCATGTAAAGTTTGATTTTGTTCTCTTTTTCGGTCTTGATTAAATTTAAGTCTTTAATCTGATTCTTAATACCTACAAGGTCTTTTACAGTCTGAGTAATAACTCTATCCATAGGTACCTTTTTCTCGTACGACGGACTATATAATTGGTCTAAGCTCTCTTTGGTCGATTGTGATCCATCGAGTTCAGGCGGTATCCCTTGTTTGACGTTTTCAAGCCAAAACTTTGTAGCTCGTTCTTCTACTAGGTCAATAAGTTCTTGGTCTCGCTCAATGCGCTTGTATTGAAAGTCAAAGTTACCGATGATAACGGCGATATAAGCATAGTCATAGTCAAGGACGTTCAAATAGTGCTGTACTTGTAGCAAATAGCTTGCTGGCACGTTATCGCCTTCCCACTGTGCTTTGTTATGCGCTCCAGTCGTTTTGCATTCCAGCAAGGCATTCTCGCCTATGATTTTGCGGTCAATATTTGCATGTAAAAAGGGCTTACTATCCTTAAAATAGCTCTTGTTATCCTTTTGGACTCTGATGCCTGTCTCTTGGGTAAAGATACGTGCTACTAGGTCTTCAAGCTCGTTACCTACTTGAATAGCTACCTTCTTGCTAATGTCATCAGGTTCAAGTTGTCCTGTTTTCTCCAGCCACAGTTGATACGGACTCTTAAAATTATTGAAACCTAGTACCGTACCAATATCGGACCCACCCAAGCCTTCAGACCTGAATAGGTGCCAATCTTCATCTGTCTTTGTAAGTCTGTATCCCATGTGCTATACTCTCCTTAGATATGTATTTTTTAGCGCCTACTCGCAATAGGTGCTTTTTTTATTTATAAACTTCAATTTTTGATTTAACATCCTGATAATCATCGGGATTTTCTCTATAGATTTCTTCAGCTTCTTCTCTAGAATTCGCTGAAACTGTTGCATAACGTGTTTCGATGATGTTGAAGTCAATACTTCTGTCATCTGGATAAAACTGTTGGTTATCGAGATCATATATACCTCTCATAGTTACGCCTCCTTATGAATAATTTTGTGACTTGAGAACTATAGGTGTCGTGTGTAAATCTTTTAAAATATCGTCATAATGCTCATTGATTGCTTCGATATCTTCTAGATGCACTACATCGCCACTTTCAACATATGCTTTCACTGATATTTCAATCTGTTGTTGACGTTGTTCTTTAATCCATTCGATAGTTTCTGTCTTTTTCATACCTACCCGTCCTCCTCTTCAAACCCAACAAACAGGTCCGCATCTCCTGCGCTAACAATGGTCAAACATAAAGACCAAACAAATGGCACAAACAATAGAATTGCAATCCATCCGGCATATCCTGCATAGATTGATTGACACATTCCGACAAAATAGATTACTGCGTTCATTCCCCAAAATAAGAAATTCTTCGATGCTTTATTCATTTTCTTTCTCCTCTCTAAATTCGTTAATATCTACCCCTAGTGCATCTGCTAGCTTGAATGCATCTTGTAATTTCAGTCCTTGCTGCTGCCCATTTCTGATTTTGTAAAGCTTTGAATGTACTATTCCTGTTTCAGTTGAAATTTTATTCAAAGTTTTTTCTGAATTCTTTAATAATTCTTGGATTTTCATGTTTTCACCACCATATGTTGTACAAAGATGTTTTTTAGATACTTTATATTGATATCAAACTTGTTCTTTTTCTAAAAACAATTTATAATCATTGTGTAAACGATTTATCTCACGGAATCTCAAGTAACGTGCTGATTTATATAGATTTATTGTTTGCAAATATAAGAAGAATCGAGGTGACTAAATGAATTTAATACCTGTACATTCATCGAATTTACAAGCAGTCGGTTATAATCCAGAAAAATTGGAGTTAATAATCGCTTTTAAAGGGAATCGTGTATATAAATATACTGGTGTACCAGATTTTATTTTTAGCAACCTAATGAATTCACCTTCAAAAGGGAGTTATCATCACAAATTTATAAAAAATAATTACCCTGCTTTTAGAATTGGCTAGTTAATCGTAATTTACGATTATTTGAACTGGTCCTGAATCTACTAAGGCTTTGCCTGAATCTATCCTTTCCTGAACTAGAACCGAAAATTCTTGTTTAGGATTTACCTCAATAAATTTAGTACCTTCACGTGTTTTTAATTCTTCAAACAAATCTTTTGTTGAGATTTTCTTTAATTTTTTCATTTCTCTCTCCTTATGTTTTGAAAGACGGTGAATAATATTGGTTTCAAAAATTCCTTGCGCTATTGCTAAAGGATCATTAACTGCAACTGTGCAGTTAAAAAATGCTGCGGATGTGTTTCTAGTTGATGAACTCAACTACAGAAAATATACTAAAGGCCAGCAATTTACATATTACGGTGGCCACTATAGGAAAACGCCAGTTCAAATTTCTGTGAGTGGAACCGGAAAATTTTACTTAATTGTTCAAGGTAGTTCATATAGTTACAGCTTCACTTCATAAAATTTTTATGCACTCGCTCGAAAGCTTTAACTGCTGCAACAGTTACTGTAATTAAAGCGAGTGTTTTTATTGTGTTTTTCATTATTTATACCTCCTGAATTAAGTAACTTTGAATGTCCAACATTTCTTTCAATCTCGGTAAATCCTGCTTAAATGTCACTGTTCTACTACCTGCAGTCGCAAATTCCTTATTCTCGTTAAACCATAGAATCGGAATCACATCATAAAGTGAATCTTTTCCTGCGCGCTTATGATAGCCACGATATGGACTGAAATAAGATGGATTTTCATCCACAAATTCTCTGAAATCTCGTAAGAAGTTTGATACGTTTTTTTGATTAATTAGCACCTTTGTATCTTTGGCGTACACATATGGACTATGCATAGCCCTTACTTTTACCACTTCCATACCTACACCCCCGAAACTATTTCTAACTCTTTCAGAAATTTATTAATAAAATACTGCTGCCCTTTTCCAGTTACCTTAGGTGTACGTGTCGTACGAATAGAACCATCAGCGTTATTAATCGTCCGTTCCTTGATTTCGAACAACTCTAATTCCATTGAATATTGAGTTGGCATATTAAAGTCGGTACCTTTGCGCTTTATTAGGAATCCATTCTCACGTAACCAAACAAACAATCTGTTTTGACCAATGTCCACGCCATTTTGTCGCAGCAATTTGGATAACTCACCCACCAAAATACTGGTGTGACTTGCTGATACTGCATCAGCAAAAATCACTTTTGGTTTGTCCAAAGCTATCTGCTCTTGTAAATCGATAACTTTACGGTCAGCAATCTGCAATGCTCGCTTCATAATCATTTCTGGACTATTCCAAGCTTTCTCTACCTGGATAAAGTATTGACGTGCTTGTTTGCCTTTTTCATTTCTCTGGATCATCGAGATTTCTTTTGCAGTGTCGATTGTTAAGGCATGGTTAATTTGTATTTGTTTTCCACCTTTTGAGTTAGGGACAAAAATGTCCGTCACTATATAGTCTGTATTTTCTTCAAGACCATATTCAGTCATCCGTTCAAACCATTTTGCATATGGTGTACCAATTTCTAAAAACTCATGTAATTCTCTACCACTTACAGCAACAGAACCATCTTCTTTTTCTTGTAAATTGAATAAGTTAATTTCGTTCATCTTTATGCTCCTTTCAGATCAACTGTTCTCTTTTGGGAACGTTTATTGTAAAAAAAATCCCTAAATCATCCGCTTCATATCCTAAAATTTCTGCCATATGAGCCAATTCATCAGCGCCAATATTAACGAAGCCATTTTCTCGTTTAGCGTATGCTCCACGACTTTTCCAGCCCATAAGATGAGCCATTTCTTCTTGAGACAGACCTTGTGCAATGCGTTCAGCTCGTAATCTTTTTAAATTAAGTTTCATAAGATACCTCCTTTCACTTCTTGTTCTCTTTCGGGAACAACATAAATATACTCCGCATGTTCTCGAATGTCAACATTTTGTTATAAAAAATATTTTTTATGCTTTTTTAAACTTATTTATTGTATCCGTTTGGGAACGGTGTTATAATCAAACCAACAAGATTTGAGGAGGTTACAATGTGAGGAATAATGAAGAAATAGTTACTATTATAGAAAACCGAACTAAAGAAAAAGGTCTATCAATTAGTGAACTTGCTAGACGCGTTGATATGGCTAAATCAGCAATATCTAGATATTTTAATCGCACACGAGAATTTCCCTTAAATAAAGTAGATGATTTTGCTAAAGCTCTTGATTTAGATTCTGCTTATATATTAGGATTCTCAAAAGAGATGACTCAATTAAGTGATATTAACACTATATACAATGATCTAGAACCTGTTAGACAAAAGAGAGTTTTTAAATTTGCAGAGGAACAACTTGAAGAACAAAGAAAATCTGAAGAAGCTGATGACATCTTAATCGCAGCACATAAGAATGATAATCTAACCTATGAAGAAGAGGCTGAGGTACAGGCTTATATAGAGAAAATTAAAAAACGTCATAAAAAGTAGGTGATTACTTGAATGAATTAGAAGATTTTATTTCTAAATATGATAATGAGCTGTATTTCCATTTTGAAGAAGATATGCCCGATGATTTATCTGGTATGATCTTGGGTAATCATATATACGTAAATAAAAGAAAACCCCTATCAGCCCAATTATCAACTGTTGCAGAAGAAGTTGGTCATTACTTCACATCTTCTCATCAGAATATAACTAACTACGATGAATATGCAAAAGATGAAGCAATGGCACGAAGATGGTCTTATGGTCAATTGATACCTGTGGACCATATAGCTAGATACCAAGATAGTGAAGATGCTGTGCTATTATATGAAATAGCTGAAGACTTAGAATTACCAGAAAATATTGTGGAAAGTGCTATATATATGTATAAGGTTAAGGGTATGATTTAGGGAGGATAAATAGAAATGTCGAGAAAAACATATGAACCAAAAACAGAAAGCTTTAATGCTAGATCAAACTCAATTGTGGATTTAGCTGACTTAGATTTACAGGAACGTGATTATGTAGAACGTAAAGTATCAAATGATGCCAAGAAACCAATTGTAGCCTGGTTGTTATGGTTCTTTTTAGCTAGTTTTGGAGGTCATAGATTTTACTTTGGAAAGGTTGGTTCAGGATTTGGGATGATTGCTGTAACACTGTTTCTATCTAGTTGGATGTTTGGAATTCCAACAATTATTTGGTTTATATATGATGCTTTCCAAATCAATAAATGGCTAGAACAAAGTAGAGAGTATGTTCGTGAAGATGCAGTCAGAACAGTATTGTTGATGAGAAAATAAAAATAAAAACAGCCCTACTTCATAGCTGGGGTGCTATCAAAATATATTATAACTGGAGGTGAAAACTATCGATCATTCAACATATATTGAATTATTGAATTGTATAAAAATTTTAACGGTAAAAACAATGTCTTTCCCTGATGAAGGTCACCAATCAAAATTTCATTTATACAATGAGCTTGATAAGGAAGAACGTTACTCCCTAATCATTAATAGAAAAGGCCATCTTAGAGAAGATTATTTAACCTATGTAATGTTTTCAGAGGAGCATAAAATAATGGTTAGATTGGATTATTCTGGTAGTCCTCACGATAATCGTGATTCCGAGGGCAATATCACTATCATAGAAACTCCACATGTCCATATATTTTCTGATGAATATAACAACGGTGCAAAAGCTATCTCTCTTGACGATCTTTCTGATTTTGAGATAATCTATCCATTACGTGATAGTTTAATAGCTTTTATGCTATATAATAATGGTAATATTAATAATATATCTATTCCATTTGTATAACTAAGGAGGTGCTGATATGGAAAGGAAAGATTCTATACTGTTAATTGACAATTACTTGGAATGGTACAAATCAAAAATCGAGATAAAAAAATTACGAAAAGCAGATGAAATAATTACACCATACACGAACCACATTAACGATAGAATTCCTATCTATATCATTTGGCACAACGATGATACCTTAGAGTTAAGTGACGATGGATTGACACTTAATGAGTTAGATATGATGGGAATGAACTATAATACCAATACTCGTTTGAAAATTTTAAACGGTATTATCAGGAAATATTCTCTACGTCTAGTTGGTAATACTATAACAACTGGAGAATTTGATATAGCCAATTTCCCGCAAAAGAAACATGATATTTTGCAAGCTATTCTAAGTGTTTATGATTTATTAAATCTAAATGAATCTAATACACGAAATATGTTTAAAGAAGATGTATATAACTTTTTCTTTGAAAATGAGTTTGGAGGAAATGTTGCTCCAAAATTTACAGGAAATTCGAGTATAAATTACAGTATGGATTATAGTTTAGGTGCTACAAAGAGCCGACCAAATATAATGTTCCAGTTTGTTAGAAATCCCAACTTCGATACAATAACTTCTCAACGTTTTATTTACGATGACTTAATAAACGAGGAGCAATTTAAAACATTTGGGCTAAAAATCGTTATGGTAACTGATACAAAAAGTATTTCAGACAGAAACCTAATCGCAGCAGAAACTGCAAATGTAGAAATTATTCCATTTGCGAATAAAGATAAATTGCTATCACTTAAATAAAAAACACCCCACTCTACACTTTGGACGGTCGAAGAGTGAGGTTTCTGAAGTTTTAACAAATCGCACTATGTGTGTGTGCTTTTTGTGTACCTATATTTTACCATAAGAAAGGAAGATTTGAAATGTGGTCAGAAAAAACACCTAACGGAAAAGTAAAATTTGTTGAACGATATAAAGACCCACTAACCGATAAAATGGAACGTGTAAGCGTGACAATGGAAAAGAACACAGCAAGCACTAGGAAGCAAGCTACTGCAATTTTAAATGAAAGAATTGAAGAATTGACAAACGCACCACAAAGTGGCTTAACTTTAGAGGATGTGGCAAACGATTGGTTTAAAGTACACAAGCAAAATGTTAAACAATCTACTGCCCAGCGAACTTATAACAATATAAAGTTGCTAACCAACAAATTTGGTAACGTTAAATTTGAAAAATTAGCAGCAAATATAATTAATAACTACTATTTAGAGTTGCTAACTAATGGTAGATATAAATACTCATCAGTCGTACTCGCCAACAACACATTAAAACAAATAATAAAATTTGCTTTGAAGTATAAAGGCATTGACCAACATGTGTTGTTAGACCTGTTAGAAGTGCCAAAAATCAATCGGTCTGAAAAGAATAAATTGAAGTATTTAGAGCCTGATGAACTAAATCAAATTATTGACTATTTTAAAAGTGAAGATAATGAAGAATATGCTCGTATGGCAATCATACAATCTGGGACAGGTATGCGGTTTAGTGAAATGGTGGCTTTGAATTTTGATGATGTTAATTTAGAGGAACACACGCTTGTTGTCAGCAAGAATTATGACCATGACCATAAAATATTTACCGCTCCTAAAAACGGTGATGATCGTGTGGTATTTTTTAATGACGATGTGAAAAAGGCCTTAACTGAACAAATCCAACACGCTAAATTGAAAATGTTAGAAACGAATAAAAATAGAGAACAACGACTATTATTTGTAGGCAACACTGGCTATCCTATCAGACCTGCACAGATGAACGTTAGCTTAAAAGGCATTATAAGCAAGCCTGTGAGCACCCATTACTTTAGACATACATTCATATCTCTAGCTGTTCAGAACGGCGTATCAAAGGAAATAATCGCTGAACAGGTAGGTCACGCTGATACCAAGATGATTGATAAAGTATATGCTCACTTTACGAAAAAAATGCGAGCACAACAAAAAAACGCAATGCTCAATTTGAACATTGCGAAGTAG